AGAAGATTTTACTGAAGAGGAGTTGATTGAATATGAAGAAGCCAAAGAAGAAGCTATCGAAGAATTTGTACAAGAACTTGAAACCGAAGAAGTTATCGAAGTCATAGAAGAAGTTAATGATATTGGTGTACAGAATCTATCCGAAGCCACACAGGAAACACAGGAGATAGTACAGGCAGTAGTCGAAGAAGCTATTGAAGAGATAGAAGAACTAACTGAAGAACAAGTTGAAGTTGTTGCTGAAGTATTACAAGTAGAAGCTGAAGATGTTGAGATTCTTGCTGATGTTGTTACAGAGGTACAGTATGAGGAGTTTTTAGAGAATCCAATAGAAACTTTTGTGGACTTTGATAACTTAGAAGAAATAACTATTGAAAACATTGGTGATGATATGACATCAGACCAAAGAGAAAAAGCTCAAGAAGTTGTAGTGCCTGTTATTTTGACTAGAATAGCTAGTATGGCAGCATTTATATTAAGGAAGTCATAATGTTTAAAAAGATATGGAATTGGTTTATTACCATAATTAAAGAAACTTTGAATCTTAGTTGGACTTTAGTTGGTTTAGTTATTGCTACTCTTACTCTTACTGGTTCAGCTCAACAAGTTACAGGTCTTGCGACTGTTATTACACTAGCTGTATGGTTATTAACTATAGGGTTTAGAAAAGATAAAGGTAGTACAAGTAATACTACTTCAAGTAGGTAATGAAAGATAAATCTTTAAACATTGCACTATACTGGATAGCTATATGTTGCTTAATAGTTTTATTATTATGGAAAGGAATATAAATGGAAATTAAAGTAATTAGAACTCAGTTTGGCAAAGATGCCACTAACGGTTTGGTATTCATTGACGGAATTTTTGAGTGCTATTCTCTCGAAGACCAATATCAAGAAGTTAAAGTAATGCATGAAACATGTATACCTGAAGGTAAATACGATATAAAGTTTAGAACTACAGGTGGATTTCATAGTAAGTATTCTTCAAGATACGGTGCAATGCACCACGGTATGCTTCACATACAAGATGTACCGGGATTTCAATATATACTTATACATACAGGGAATACAGATGAGCATACATCAGGTTGTCTAATAGTAGGTGACACACAACAAGACTTAGATGTAAACTTTAATGGTATGGTTGGAGCTTCGACACAAGCTTATAAAAAACTCTATCCAAAGATAGCTAAAGAATTGTTAATTGGAGAGAAAGTAACCATTGAATACAGCAGAATTAACTTAGGTAATAAAGAATTAAGCAATACTTCTGCCCCTAATTACATGAACCCTAATGATGTAAAAGAAAAATTAGAAGAGATTAGTGGTGAGATACAAATTCTTAATGCTAAACTTGATGGAAAGAGGATTACTTAATGGGATTATTTAAAAAAGGTAGTGGATGGGAACCACCTAAGACACCTAATATGGCTGGTATGCCTGAAAAAGAAAAGCGTATGAGAGCTGCTCAAGAACTAGGTCTATCAAAAGCTGCACAAAAGCGTAAGTTAGCATATAAAGATAGAGCAAGAAGAGCCTCACAAGAAGGTGCTTATAAGTTTGCATCTAAAATGAGATGGCGTGCAGACGCACAACAAACAAAACAAACTAAACATAGTTATAGAAGAGCTAAATATTTAGGAGACATTTAATGTTTGAAAGGATAAGAGCAAGAACATCTAAAGGTACATTCAAGAAGGATGTGGCGTGGACCCCTTGGAACGAAGCATGGAGTTATAAAATGAGTGAAGACTTGAAAGACATGATTGAGCGAACAGCTTGGACATTTGTCGAGGCCTTTATTGGCGCTTTAACTGTTGCCCCATTAGTTGGTGTAGAAGCTGAAACAATTCAGTTGGCTGCGTTAGCTGGCGGTGGTGCTGCATTAGCAGTAGTTAAGACATACGCTAAGAAACAAATTAGTAAGTAATGCCTTATACTAAATCCGGAAAGAAGAAAGCTTACAAAGGTAATAGAAGACCTAAGCGTTAAAAGTAGCTTAAGAGACGTATACTGCCTTTCTAAGAGTATGTTGTACAAATTGTGGTACAGTTTTCCACTTAAACTTTATACCACCTATATTTAAGAGTAATTTCTTCCCCAATTTCTACAGTTTTTGTAGTAGATAATATATATCCATAATCATTTTCTGTAATTTTACCGTTCGCTGTGTCGGAGTGATTTATAAATCCACCAACAGGAGTGCGTATAAGATTATTGTCAAAATTTTTTAAGTTTGTTTTCACGTGCGAAAGTCCTATACGATGATTGGGTTTTAATTTAGCTCTAGTAAATAGGCCTTGTCCATGTATATCTGAATTATCAATATATAAATAATCGGGTAAAGGTTTATAAGTTACCATTATCTTATTATGTTTCCATGTCTATCGATACCAATATTTAATTCACGTAGCTTAATTCTTTTCTTTTGATGTGTACCGTCTTTAGATAGCCACTCTACAGTAGCTCTTAATTGTTTAGGATTTTGAGATTTATATTCTCGTATAGCTTCTTTAAGACCTTTACCTTTAACAGTAATCATTTCTTTACTATCAAATAGGTAGTCGTATTTGTTAAGTTTATTCTTCTTCGCCAACATACTTCTGCATATTAGCATTGTAATCATTAACAAATTTAGATATTAAGTTATCTATTCTACTATTGTTTGGTGGTTTGTTTATTAAAACTGAACCACAAGCGTCTGCTAAGCTATGCGCCCATGCCTTTAAGTTTTGTGGTGTAGTAAATACATTAATATTTTTATCAAAAGAATTAGTTTTTGACACTATTCTTCTTCTTCTTCTACTAATATTTTTACAGGAAGATTAGCTTTTATACCTGTAATATATATATCTCCACCAATGTTCATCATCATAGGTTCAAAGAATTTTCTTCCCTCTGTTTCAAATTGAGTTAGCTCTTTTAGTAGCTCAAATAATCTTTTGTCGTCCATTTCTTACTCTCTTTCCAACAATGTCCACTACTGTTCCAATGAAACCAACCGTCATTTTCTATTAACCATTTAGCAACAGCAGTTGATACTGTAGGATTAGTTCTATCACTCGTAATGTTTAGTTTTTCTGTTAGCCATTTCCACGTTCTATCGTTGAATTGCCACAAACCTACATCATAAGTCCCGTCAGAGTTTTTACCAACGGCAGTAGCTTTTCCTTTACTCTCACAGTATATAATCTTACTAGATTTAATAGCGTCTTTTTCGTTGAAATATTGTAATAATAAATCATGCCATTGTGAAACATATTCTACTTGATGTTTTGTTTCTAAACATTGTTGATATTCATGTATATCCGTTAGTGTTGCAGGCATAGATAAGGCACAAGCAATAACTATTGCGTACAACTAAACCAACCTAAGATTGTTGGATACTTTTTCATCGGGCATTGATACTAAATAGTATACGAAATGTCCTTTTTGTTTAGCAGGAACAGTTACTATATCCCAACCGTCTTTACGTAAGTCATGGATAAGTCCACCAAATCTAGTACATCGCAAGTCAAATACAAACTCGCCATTACTTATAGGTTCGTCCTCTCTAAATGTCACCAAAGCCCATGCAACTAAATCGCTTTTAGATTTTACGTGCCACGGTACTCTTTTATTTCTAAATGATTTAACAATCATTATTCTTCTTCCTCTCTTTGTTTTAGTTGATGTAAATATTTACCTGTTTCAGTAAACTTTTTACCTGCTATCTGCAATGAATATGCAGAATAGAATTCATCTAAGTCACTCATAGCAAATATAACTAGCCCGTCTGAAGTACCATCGGGTTTTGCTACAAACACAAATGGTCTTTCATCATCGGGTAAATTAGTATCGCTTTGTTCTTTAGCTTTTAAGTATCGGTTCCATAAGGTCTGTACTTGCTTCCCTGCTTTAACTTCTACTCTCATAAAACCGTCCTTCCAACCTTCTTCATGCGCTCTAAGGTATTGTAATTTAGGTTCATGTATTGATAATTGTCGCATAGCTTCATATTGCTTACGTCTACCTTTCCTTTTATTATTTTTACCTTGACGCTTATAGTCAATCTTCTTACTCAAAAGCCCCACTCTTTGGGTAAGTCGGAACTATTTAGCCACCATGACTTTCGCCATTTGCCTGTGTGTCCACCACAATCACTAGGTTCATTTGTCGAGCATACAAAGTCAGGACTTTTTTCCGTCTTTTTACTATTCCTATTATCAAATACTTTCTTATCACAGAAAGGACATAATAGGTCATCTCTAAATGAATTTAGTTGTTCTGTTTTATCCACAACGTCTCCTAATATATTACTTACATTATCTATCATACTACCTTCGGGGACGAAATCCCCTTTCATCATTTTTTCTATATGATTTAAGTAACTATCCATTTGTTTATGTGTCCAAATAGCTTTATCATTAGGAAATTTTCTTGCCTTAATGTAGCTAGCACCACTCTCCATAACATATGCTTTATGTTCGTTAGTTAATTTAGCTAACATATCACTAACAGTTTTATCAATAAATTCTGCTTGTGAATTAGAAGGTGGTGCCTCAACTTTTGGGCTATCGTCTTCTTCCTGCACATCATCGCTAACCATTTCATCAGCAACTTTCTGCATTTTCTCTAGTTCTTCAGCTGATAGCTTGTTCTCTTTCCTACGCATATCAACTTTAGTAACTTCAACTTTAGCGTCTGCCTCAGCCATTTCCTGAGTGTAACCATCAGGTGCTACTGCTGTAGCTTCTTCTTCAGACTGTGTAGAACCCGACCAAAGCTCAACACCTAATCCAAATCGCATACATGCTCTTTTGAATGCGTCACTCTCTGCGTCTTTAAAGTTAGTTCCATCATTGAACTTAGAGTTCTGTGCTTTAAATGTATCAACATCTCCAACACCCATGAAACTACCCATACCTTCAATAGTTATAGTGCCTATTGCACCAACTATTCTTTTTTCGCCATTACCATTGTCGCCATATACAGCTTCAACTGTCCATGAATACTTGACACCACTATCTCGTAGTCTTTCTACGTAGTGGGCATGTGGTACATAGTCGCCAAACTTCCCTGCTGGTGCTTTACGAACCAACTTTTTTGGGAATGGGGACAACAAATTAACGGTTTTCTTTTCAACCATAGCGTCCTTTCCGTCTACTTTTTAAGTAGAACTATTTATTCTTCTTCATTTATATCAATACTATCTAGTCTAGTAATACCTTTTTTCATTGGTAGAAATTCCATATTGTCTTCTCTCTCAATGATTAACATAGGTGCAGTTCCAACCCCTGCATATTCTATGCCAATTACTCTACTTTTAGTATTGACATTTTGGTTATTAGTCATAACTTTCCAATTATACTATACATCTTCCAATTTCACAAGGTATTCAGCAGTAACACCACTATTTTCCCTGCAAAACAACAACCATTGGCAAGGTCTACCCATGCTAGCTAGCTGTTCAAGTGCAAATGTATTGTAACTTTCAGTACTTCCATTAACCCATAACCGTATATCATTGACATACATTGTTGTAGGTGTATGAAAGTGTCCTGCTATTGCATAATCAAAGTTGGGCATTAGTCCATTACTTGCTAATGTTTTCCAACCCATTAGTTTCTTACCGAAACCGTACCACGGGAAACCACCAAATCCTCTGATGTTATCTCCGTGCCATATAAAGAACTTACATTTATTACCTAAGTCTGCAATGTCAAACCAATGGTTATCGTTACTACTATCGGGAATAGTAAATTCTATTCTTTTCTCTTTGTCATATATAATTGACATAATCTTCCCTAGCATACGGTCTGCGTTGCTATCGGGGTGATAATCTTTACGAGACCTACCACCTAAATGTCCATGATTTCCTATAACCCAATGAACATCTACTTCTTGGAAGTTAGCCAACAATATATCAAAGAATTGTTGCATAATTCTCGGTGCGTCAACCGTTACCTGCTTGTATAATGAACTATCAATCAGGTGCGCTTGGCCGGGAAATATAAGCTCTCCCTCTATTATGTCTCCTGCAACAAAAACAGCACATTTATTTATTCGGTGTGCATTACGTTGTATGTTTGTTATGTCTACAACTTTTTTTGCATACTCAACTACCCTTTTCTCTGCTATTTCTGTGTTATAATCGGGCGTAACTTTAGCTAATTGTATGTCTGAGAGTACAGCTATTGCTGTTTCCTCTGTTTTACTTTTAGCTTTTTGTTTCAAAGGTCTAGGAATTTTAGGTTTTTCCCATGTATTAAGATTTATACGTATAGCTTGGTTCATCGCCTCAATTAAATCAGCTTTTTTATTTTTAGCTCTATCTAATTGTCCATTTATACGAGACAAATCTTTCTTTAGTTCCTGTATTTTGATACTTTCTGCCTCTGCAATTAATTGTTCAGCAGTTTTTTTATTCTTTGCCATGTTGTAGTCCTTCCAAATATCTTCGTATTGCTGTCTCTGATATTTTTATACCAAATTCATCACGTAATATTCTGTGAACTACGTATGGTCGCATAGTTACTTTATCTTCTGTGACACGTTTTTTTAGAGCTTGCCAAAACTCTCGTGCCTCATCAGTAATACGTTGTTCTACGATATTACCTTGTTTACCGTGTTCTGCGTCTTCTAATAGTTTGTTTATATCTACATTCATAAGATAATTATAAGCGAATGTAGATGAAAGTAAACGATTTAGAAAGAATTAAATGTATTCCTAGTGTTCATGAAAGGTCACAATAAAACTAGCCATAAATTGCGAAGTGCATGCTAGAAAAAAATACCTTGTATATAGCTCTCCTATATCTCTATTCTAAAAATACATTATGAGAGTTACGAGATGAAGAAAGGCACTCATCTCTCACTTGCGTGTCAAATTACTTGCGTAACCGGTAACTCTCTCAAGCATTATACCTTATTCAGTTCTAAAACAAACTTCTTTACTTCTTCTATGTTGGCTACTCTTTTTATTTTATATCTATTCATAGTATCAACACACTCTTTAAATAACTCATCTGAGTTACTGTAGTGTCTACCAAACACCATCATGTCTGATACCCATAATCTCTTTGCAGGCATAGTACCTAACCATTTAAGTGCTAGTCCGTCTACACCATTACCATTTCCACTATATTTTTGTAAGTAGTCTTCAGTAACACGTCTACC